ACTTGATAAATATGAAAAATCAAAACATTATACCCTACGTCAAGCTGCAAAGAACGGATTTGTCTTTCCTGAATTCTATGGAGACTACTATGGTAATTGTGCTCCGAGTCTGGCTTGTAGTTGGGGGAAGTTACCAAATGGGAAATGGAGTAGGGGCGAAGGAATTGAGATTGATACTTCAAATTACACTTTAGGGGATCATCTTATAGCAAAAGGAATCAGTTCACTAAGCCAGTTTGAAAGTCACATAAAGAAGATTGAAGCCGACTTCTGGGGAAGAAGATTTGTTGACTATGCCAATTGGAAAGATACTTGGTATAGATTATATCAGAAGTATGGATACATTGATCTATTAACAGGATTCAGATGTTCTGGTATAATGGGTAAGAATGACAGCATTAACTATCCAGTTCAAGGAGCCGCCTTTCATTGTTTACTCTGGTCATTTATTGAAGTTAGTAAAGCTCTGGAGGCTGGGGGGTTTGATTCTAAACTTATCGGTCAGATTCACGATAGTATGATTCTCGATATTCTACCAAGTGAATTAGAAGATGTGAAGAAAGTTATAAGGAAAATTACTACTGAGGATTTAATGAATGCTTGGAAGTGGTTAATCGTACCGATGGATGTAGACATAGAGGCTTGTCCAATTGATGCGAGTTGGGCTGAGAAAAGTAAAATTTGATAAAAAAATAAATTGTATTATATATAAAATTAATCATGAGTTTATATCTGAAATACCGCCCATACGATCTTAGCCAGGTCAAGGGCAATGCTGATGTTATTTCTTCCTTAGAGGGATTATTACATTTTAGCAAAGTAAAGGATTGCCCCCATACCTTCTTACTTCATGGTCAGACAGGTTGTGGCAAAACGACAGTCGGTAGAATTATCGCCAATATGCTTGGATGCGTTGGTGAAGATTTTGTTGAAATCAATTCAGCTTCATTCAGAGGCATTGATACTGTTCGTGAGATCATTAACAATAGTCAATTCATGCCTATTGAAGGTTTATGTAGAGTTTGGCTGATCGACGAATGTCACAAATTAACTAACGATGCACAGAATGCTTTGCTGAAGATTCTGGAAGATACTCCGAATCATGTTTATTTCATTCTTTGCACTACCGAACCACAAAAGCTGATTGCTACTATTAAAGGCAGATGCGTTCAATTTCAGTTGCTTCCTCTGAATGAAACCGAACTGAAACAATTACTAAGAAGAGTTGCTCACAAAGAAGGTGAAGAACTTGAAGATAATGTTTTAGATCAGATAGTAGGAAGTAGTAAAGGTTTTCCAAGAAATGCATTGCAGATTCTTGAAGTGGTCTTATCTGCTACCCCTGAGAATAGATTGGAAACAGCTAAAAAGGCTGAAGCTGAAGTGATCCAATCTATTGAGTTATGTAGAGCTCTATCAAAGAAAGCTCCTTGGAGTCAGATAGCAAAGATACTTGAAGGTCTGAAAGATCAGGAACCTGAAGGTATACGTAGAGCTGTCCTGGGATATTGCCAGGCAGTTCTATTGAAAGGAACTGATCAGCCTTTGTTCGGGTTAATAATGGAGGAATTTATGACTCCTACTTATGATTCAGGATTCATTCAGATAACGTATGCTTGTTATTCAATATGTAAAGCTTAAAGATTATGAAAAACTTTATTACAATTTTAAATCACAGAGTCCATAAAGGCAGTATTAAAAGATATGCTCCAAGAGAAGATATTTACCTAATAATTTACTTTAAGGCCTCAAGATCAGCTACGGTAGATAGTGAAGCTTTTAAATTTGATACTAAGGAAGAAAGAGATGAAATATTAATGTTATTAGATAGTTCATTATAGAATGGAAAATAAAAATTGGAAGTATATAAGAAGAAATACTTCTGTATTCTCTTTGATAGATTTAAGATTGATATATAAGAGGGATACTGGTTATGATTATGACTGGGATAGTAAATCCTATGTTGAGTGGCTTGAGAAAATTATTATTTTTAAAGAGAGTTTACATAAAAAATTTATACCTTGGGAACCAATTAAAAACAAATAAAACTATGAGTGATGATGCAAGAGAAGTAGCAACAGCTTTCAGATGGATTACATTATGTATTCTACTGATTATTTTTTTAATTGTAGTTGGGATGATAGGATGCCCTCGCTACAAAGTTTATCAACAGAATTTGGAAGGTAAGGCAGAGTTAGCAAAAGCTACTCAAAACCGACAAATCAGAGTTCAGGAATCACAAGCTAAGTATGAAGCGGCTCATTATGAAAAGATGGCAGATAGTACAAGGGCGGTAGGAGTGGCAATAGCTAATCAAATTATTGGAAGTAGTTTAAAAGAAAATGAGGATTATTTACTTTGGTTATGGATAACAGATGTAGCGGGAGCTAATATTGACAAGACCGTAATATATGTTCCGACAGAAACTAATCTTCCAATACTTGAAGCCAACCGATTGAATAAACAGAATATTAATGTAATGCTTCCGGAGGAAAAGAAAAAATGAATTACGAAGATGACATAAAAATTGATGAATCCTCACTTGATGTAGAGTGGTTGGATCAACCATCGTTAATGATGAAGTATGCTCGACATGCTGCTCAATGTCGATTGGAAATGGATAAGGCTAAAGAAGCTTTGGAACTCGTTAAAGCTGAATTGGATAAGGAAATAAGATCCTTTCCAGATAGGTTCGGGATTGAAAAGATCACTGATAAAGTAGTAGAGAATACAATTCCTATGCAACCAGATTATAAGGAAGCCATTAATAACTTTATAAAAGCTCGCTTTGAATCTGATGTGGCATATGGAGCAGTGAAAGCTATGGAAACCAGGAAAGATGCTTTAGAGAATCTGGGAAGACTTATGGGGCTTCAGTATTTTGCTGGTCCCAGAATGCCTCGTGATCTTCATGAGGAACGAACAGCTAAACAAACGAAGGCGAATCAAACTGTAACTTTTAAAAGAGGAAGATGATAACCAAAATCATAATAGGGTATTTATTAGGGACAATTGCCCTATTAATACTCATTTATTTACTCAGCCGCGTCCAAATGAAAGGATGGTTGGATCAAATTAATAAACATTTTAAAAACTTTAAACCACATTTTTATGAAAGAAAAGAAGAGTAGTTTCCGAGACAAGGTAGTAGGAAATGTTCACAAACAAAAAGAATCTCGCAAGGGAGTCGGATATCTGAATATACCGCAAGGTTTCAGTCTGATGACTCTTGAGGATGGTCTTAAAACGTTAAGGCTGGATATCATACCTTACATAGTATCAGATCCTCATCATCTCGATCGTGATGACGAAAGGGATATTGCTACCGTAGGAAGTGAATGGTATCGTAAGGCAATTAAGGTGCATAATGAATTAGGACCATCAGGAAATGAGTCAATCATTTGTCCTACCACTTTCGGTAAGAAATGTCCGATATGTGAGTATCGAGTAAAGAGGATTAAGGAAGGGGCACACAAAGATGAATTTAAACTCTTATATCCAAAGGAAAGGAGTTTATATAATGTCATTCCTATTGGTAGTGAAAAACTTGATGAAAAAATCTATCTTTGGAATATGTCGGACTATCTATTCCAAAGCGCTCTCAATGATGAGCTACTTGATAATCCTGACAATGGAATCTTCCCTGATCTGGATGAAGGTAAGACTCTTGTACTCAAACTGAAATGGAAAGCAATCGGTGATAATTCCTATCCTGAAGTAAAGGATATCACTTTTGAAGACCGGGAAGCTTACGATAAAGGGATCCTTGATGATGTAGCTGATTTGGATACAGTTCTGAAAGTTCTTTCTTATAATGAAATTGCTGCCCTATTCTTTGGTGAAGAGGATGGAGGATCTTTAAAGGAAGCCGGTGATGACGATGACGATGATCCAAAAGAAACTCGCCGAAGTCATAAAGAGGAGAAAGAAGAACCAGAGGAATCTCATTCAAAATATCGTAGAGGAGGGGCTGCCAAAGAAGAGGAGGAGAAGGAGGAAGAGAAGGAGCCTCCGACTCGTAGCAGAAGATCAGCTCCGGCTGAAGAAAAGGAAGAACCTCCTGTTAGGAACAGAAGATCAGCTCCTGTTGAGGAAAAAGAGGAAGAGAAAGAACCTCCTCGTAGAGTAAGTAGAGGAGCAGCAAAAGAAGAACCTGAAACGAAAGGGGATGGTAAATGTCCAGCTGGTTATAAGTTCGGAGTTGATTTTGAGAAATATAAGGCTTGCGATACTTGTAAGGTCTATGACGATTGCTTTGAAGCCAGTAAAAAATAGGAAATATGCCTCTACTAAAAGTGAAAGTTGAGCGTAAGGGAATGAAAAGGAATATAGGTGGATATTTTCCCACTTATATTGATTCATACCTTACTCTCAAGTCACTTGCAGATGCAGTGACTAAATCCTCAATTATGCAATCCATCTTAGAAAAATGGGTGGCTAATAGTCGAGCGAAGGAATCTGAAAAAGTTCTTTTGGATAGGATAAGCCAAAGATTAAGCGCCCAATGGAAGATAGATAAAAAACAACCTCCTTACTGGTCCTTTGAAGAGTATAAGGAGAAGGTTCATGTTGAGTTATTATCCAGAGGGATAAGTGAGGAAAATGTAGATAAGATACTAAAATCTATTCAGAAATGACTGTAGTGAGAGGAAAGAAATCAACTCCATTGAGCAAACAAGTTAGAGAAAGAGTTAATAAACCAATCGAAAAGAAGGAGGAATTAGATGGTAATTTTGGAACCGTTATCAGTACAGGATCAACCTTACTTGATCTTGCACTTTCAGGAGGAAGACTTCATGGAGGGGGACTTCCAGGAGGAATTCTGGTGGAAATCTTTGGACCCAGTGGTTCAGGAAAAACTGTGTTCCTTTCTGAAATCGCTGGTGGGGTCCAACGTCTCGGAGGTGATATTATCTTTCACGACCCCGAAGCGAGAATCAATCCCACATTTGCAAAATTATTCGGTTTGGAGTTACCTGAAGGGACTTATCATATCCCTGACACGGTCCCCGAAATATTTGATCCAATTCATAATTGGGCTCCTAAGGATCCAAAAGCAGTAAATGGAATATTTGCAGATTCTCTTGCTGCCCTTTCTACTGATATGGAAATGGATCCAAAGAAAGGTGATAAGATGGGAGCTCGCAGAGCCAAAGAGTTCAGTGAAGGTACTCGAAAAACTTGTAGAATCATCAAAGATAAGAACTACTTAATGGTTTGTAGTAACCAGATTCGTCAGAATATGGATCCGATGGCTTATTCAAAGTATACTACTTCTGGAGGTGAAGCCATAGGTTTCTACTCAAGTGTTCGTTTGAAAACTCAAATCACTAAGAGACATAAAGTTGAAAAGACCTTCAAAGGGAAGGATATTTCTAAGATCATAGGAGTCAGGATTGAAGTAGAAGTATTCAAGTCATCTATCTGGGAACCTTTTCATACCGCTCCTGTTACTATCATATTTGATTATGGAATTGATGACATCAGGGAAAATCTTCAGTTCATTAAAGATTACTCCAAATATAGCACTTATACTCTTGGAGGGGAGTCTTTGGATAAGTCCATGAATGAGGCTATCAAAATAATTGAGGAGGATAAACTTGAATCAGTCCTCAAAGAGGAAGTGATTAACCTTTGGGAAGAAAGAGAAATGGCTTTTAAAGTAGAACGTAAACCAAAAAGATAATGTCAGTAAAAGTACAAATCGGAAAAATGAAAGGTAAAGCCTATACAAAAGAGGAATACCTTTTCAAGAAAGCCCATCCTTTTCGGTGGTGGCTTGGTAATGGACTAAAAGAGTTCTTTCGTTGGCGAAGGAGAGTTGCTCGTAAATGGCAAATGAGAAAGGAGGAAAAGAATGGAACGATCGAACGAACCGAGAATACTAACAAATGATCCCAGCTTCACGGCTTGGGGATGGGCAGTTTTGAATGGTAAAGGAGAAGTTCTGGCTATCGGATGTATCCAAACTAAACCTGAACATAAGAAAACTCGGGTAAGGGTATCAGATGATCGAACCAGGAGAGCCATAGAAATAGTTCAGGAGCTACTTCGTATTATAACCAAATACAAAATCAATTACATCGTATCTGAATCACCTCACGGGAGTCAGAATGCCAGTGCCGCCGTAATGATAGGAATAGTAACCGGAATATTAGCCGCCATAGGTGAATGCCTTCAGATTCCCATTGAGTATTATTCTGAACAAGATAGTAAAAAAGCTCTACTGGGAAAGAAAGCCGCCACAAAGGATGATATGATTGAAGCAATAGATCGAGTATACGAAGTGGCTTGGCAAAAAGTAAAATACTTTGATGAAGCTGTAGCTGATGCTTTAGCTGTTCATTATGTAGCAAGTAAACAAAGTCAGATACTTAAATATATGAAAAGATGAAAATAGTAATAGATTCAATAGAGGCTAATTTGATAGATGCTTCAACTTTAGCCGGTAATGATTACCTAATAAAAAGTTGGACTACTAAATACGTA